AAGTGCAGAAGGCACACCCATATGTGTGGGGCTTGGCCCCCCACACAAGCGGCTCACCCCATGCGTGGCGTGGCATGCGTGAGTGGGCTTTGCACAGCACCATGGGGACAGCCCATTCACATGACAGGGGGCTCCCCCATTCGTGTGACTGGGAGCCCTTCGCATGACAGGGCGGCCCTCCCCTACGGGCGTAGCGTGGGGGGCGGCTGGGCGTGGCGTGGCCCCCGTGTGGCGTGGCCCTTGCGTGTGAGGGGGCTCCCTTGTTCGTGGCACTGCGGCCCCTTTCCCGTGTGGGGCGGCTCCCCGTGACGCATGCGAGGGGAGCCCTCTCCCGTGTGACTGGCTCCCCGTACCACACGGCGGGGCGGCTCTCCCCGTACACGAGGGCGGCTCTCCCGTGTGTCTATAGAACGGCCTACTGCGTGGTGGTTGCCCCCATGCGTGCGACAGGACCGCCCTCGTGTGGGGCCGCCCTGTATGTCTATAGAACGATGTACTGCGAGGCTTTACACATACCCTTTACACTACAAGGAGAGATGCCTTTGCACCGACCCTTTGCACTCCTTAAGCCACACACGGCGCTCCAGCAAAATTTCGTGAGGGGCTTAGGGTCCTAAAATTTTACAAACAATTTTTATGACAGGCGACACGCTTATGTTGTGAGCCTCCCTCGGAAGCCCATGACCCCCGAAGGAATCGCTTGGCAAATACTCAAAATGCCTCGACCCGGAGAATTAGGCAGAGCCGCTAAGAGAATGCGCCCTGACAGAATGAAAACCACAGGTCTGGCAGGCTTTGGTAATAGCCAGCCTGCTTCGGATGCAGGTCCGGCAGGGACCAGAGGGTACAGTCGTACTGGTCAGCGACAAGCAGAGCGCCAGATGGTTATGGGCGAAGAACGACGGGCTCAGCAAAAGCCAGTTGACGCTGAATTTGACAGTCCCGAGGGAGAGGAACAGGAAGCAGACAATGCTTCTGCTTTGGGCATGAATGTTGCCCAGAAGAAAGATGCTCAAAGAGAGGCCATGCAAATGCTTGGGCGAAACCTTGCTCAGCAACGACAACCCGGAATGTGATTTTTTTGAACCCTATTGACAACGCTTGGATGCTTCTCAAAGAAGTGACGCTGGAAGATTTGCGCCAAGCGGCCCGCACTGGTGGGCTTCCTGACACGCCTGAGCGAAGAGAGGCGAGCCGTGGTCACCCCGGTATTCCTGCGGCGCTTTCAGGCGTTGAGCCCTTTATGAGGACAAGTGGCGGCCGGTCGAGCGGTACCGCTGGTCAGCCGATGGCTGAGAAAATAATGGCGGCATCAAAACAAGGCAGGCTTAACGAATTTGGTCAGCCACACGAAGAGGGCTACGACCCAGCGGCATACAAGGACCTTCCTGACTCTATTAGAGGAAACGATGACAATTACGGCTCAATCGGAATCGACGAAGAACGCCATGGTAATGACCCGGAGTTGCCGGGTTTTGATGACAGCATGCCTGACCCAATGACCTTTCAGCCTCCCGAAGTAAGGCCAGAAGAAGGCACTATCACAGCACCCAGACAAGGACCTATGACTCGTTTAGGCCAAGAACTCAGTATGACTGAGCCCGACCCTGATGCTGGGCGACGACAATTTGAGGCACAAGCAAATCGAGCAAAGACATTGGCCTCACAGTCTGCACAGCAATCCACTGCCAGTCCAATGGACGCCGCTATGCAGGCACTGGGTAATAGAAAGACCGAGCAATCCGCTCGTGTTCCAGCACCTGTACAGCGCAGAGCACTCAACACCCGTCGAGGCGGTAGGGGTCGAGGCCCTAACAGTCAACGCAATCGCCGTCGCTGACCCTAATCTTTATACCCCTAACCTTCGTCGGTAGGTTTGGAGGGCCGGGGTACTTTTCTGTGTTTCAGCGCCTTTGGGCTTTTTTGGCGTGCATTCATACCACTTCCGTTTCAGCCCCTGCCCTCCACCTTTTTCACAGTGATTCACATGGGTCGAACAAAAAGTCCTCCCTGTCCCCTTTGTAAGCAACAACCTACTCAGCGTCTTTATTCCAAAGCGGGTGGTCCTTTGAAGAGCGTTGCTTGGCACTGCTCTCAATGCGAGTGCATGTGGAAAGATTCATGAGCGGAGCGGTCGTAGCCAGCCCATGGCCGATGAACCGTTTGACAGCGCATGGGCCGTTTTGAAACAAGACCCAGACCGTCACCCCGGACCAGAACATCTTTCCGGGCAAAGAGTTCCTGACCAATATCCTATGAATCTGCATCGACGGCCTTCGTCTTTGCAAGATGCCCACGCATCAGAAGGTAAAGTACGAGTGGGAATGCAAGTAGGTGCTTCAACAAGAGATTTGATGCAATTTGCAAGAGAGAATGATATGAGTCTGCAAGAAGCACATAATGCTATGCAAAGAATAACGCAAGAAGAACACCTTCTTAACCAACTGATGTACAACCCTTCACAGTCAGGTGATGCTCTTCCACAAAATGTTGGCGAACCTACCTTTCAAAGTGTACCATTTAATGAAGGCACTAATTTTACCATGGGTGAATCAATGGACTTGGCGTTCCGTTTGTTGAAGAGGGACGAGCCATTTGGTCCCGAGCATCATATCTTTCAACCGGATTCACGGTCACAACGACCTCATGGTCCGATAAGTCCAGAAGACCTTAGAAGGTTGCAACTACAAGCCTTGCGTCGTATGCAAGGACTACAAGCCAACCCCGAAGAACAAAAACGAGCGCAGATTGAAGCGGCCAACGCAGAAGCACGCAAGCGACTTCAAGCACAACAAGCCCCTAAAATCTCAAATTACATGGCGGACAGTGCAGAAAGCATGGTACGGAACAATCCAATTGCTAATCTTGCTCATCCTTCGGGCCAACTTCCCGGCGTTCCACTTCCAGATACCGAGCCTCTTGACTTGAGCATGGAGAGCCTTAGAGAAAATCAGGAATGATAACATGAAACTCAAAAAGGACAAGTGTTGTTGCGGGGGTACTAAGAAAACCCCATGCGTCTGCATGATTGAGGGAAACCAGTGTTCCGCTAAGTCACCTAAATGTCCTTGCTATGCTCTGATTGACAAGCAGAAGAACATCAAGAAAATGGTGGCGGTGTACTGAATGCAGAGCAGTGATGCCTTTTGGGAAGTACTCAAGCACGCTACCTCCCCAGAAGCGAAGCGTCACAAATCTGAATACGATACTGATTACGAAACCAGCCCTGACAGAGTCAAATACCACACCGACCTCAAGCGTGAGCGCCGTCAGCGAGGCATCGATGGCAAAGGTGGGCCAGACATGAGTCACACCAAAGACCACACACTCGTAGCAGAAGACCCTCATACCAACAGAGCCCGCCACTTCAAAGAGCGAGGCACCCTCAAAATGGTGCCTGTTCTCAAGAAAGTCAACGCCGCTGGCAACTACACCAAGCCCGGTATGCGAAAGAAAATCGTCGCCCGTGTCAAAGCAGGCTCTAAGGGCGGCAAGCCCGGTCAGTGGTCTGCTCGCAAAGCACAACTTGTGGCTGTAAAGTACAAGAAGGCTGGCGGTGGCTACCGTGACTGAACCAGTGGACATCGCTTTGGGGTTGCTCAAAGGTTCTAATGACCCACCTTATGACCCGGATAAACCATATTGGCAGGACCCAAATTGGAAGAATTATGCTGACCCTGACCCGCGTGGTGCGTTTGGTATTCCCCAATCCACTTGGGATGAAATAGCGGCCGGTCAGGAAGAAGAGGGCAACAAGGTCGAAACACCCCAAGAAATTGCCATGAAGGTGTTTAATGAGCGAACCGAAAATGTATATGATAGCCCTGACACACACTGTCAACTTCATGGAGAAAGATTACAGCCAATAGTTGACCCACAAAGCATAAGACAATTTCCTAAAGGTGCAGATGAAAATATGTACTGTACTGCGTGTGAACAGAACATCACCAATGAATCTGTTGACATGGAATTCATGAGTCGCCAACCTCAGCAATTTGATATTGACGAAGATACTCGACGAAAATTAACAGGCGAACCAATGGACATCGCTATGCGGTTGCTGAAACAAGAAGACACTCTTGATTACAAATGTCCTCAATGCGGAGGGCAAGGCGGCGAATGGGAAGGTGACGATGATGGTTTCATTGACTATAACGACCCCGATTATTTTACATCCTGCTGGGATTGTCAGGGGACGGGGTATCTTGAACCAACGCATCATCCGGGGCAAGAGAATCAAGGTGCAGTAGGGGCGGATGTTTTTGACATCCGTGATGAGCAACACCGTCAAGAATATGATGTTGAAAACGCAATGCCGTATGGAAACAAAGTGGTGGTACATGGTGATGGGGAGATATTGGACCCTAAACGAATGGGCTTTTCAAGGGATGGTCGTATGAAACAAACTGCACATCCCATTGCACCGCAGGAAATCATAGAAAGTGAACATCCTGCATTGAGGCACAGATTACCTACTATCTATACCCGTGAGTGGGATGGTCGGCCAACCAATAGAGGACTCAATATCACAGGTCGTGGCGGTAGTGATTTCAAGAGAGGCGAACCAATGGACATCGCTATGCGGTTGCTCAAGGCCAAGTCAAAAGGCCAAGAATCACTTACCGAGTGGACCAAAGAAAAGTGGGAGTTCGTCGGTGACGACAAGAAGGAGATGAAGAAGCCCCGTCACAAGCGTGGCAGGTATGCTCCCAAGTCTGTGGCTGACAGCATGTCGCCTTCACAAAAAGCAACGGAGAACAAAACGAAACGGACTGCTCACAAGAAAGGCAAGCAACACGCTCCTCGTGGTAAGTCAGTCAAATCGATGTACCGTTCAGTGGAGGGCAAGAAATGACGGCCACCAAGTACCCTTTTGATGATTGGGGATTTTCTGCGGACAAGGAGGATTACGAGGGCATACCCCGAATCCTCATGGTGAAATTATTTTTGGAACTGCGCAGGCATCTCGCTTCCGTCGTTGATATTTTGGAAGAAGCGTGTGACGAATACCCTCATCTTATCACTGACCTTGTCGAAGCACAGGAGCAGTATCGTATGGTGAGCAACGCTTATGTTCAGATGAGTCATGCAGAGGAGTGTTCCGAATGACCTCTCCTACCGATGCCGCTTGGGATGTTCTTCAAGAAGGACATCGGGTTGAGAAAATTTTCTTCGTTCCGGCTATTGCCGGAGCCTTAGCGGCTTACGGAGGGTACCAAGGTGCAAAAAACGCAGGCGTCCGACTCAACAGAGATGGAATTAGTCTGGACGACGAAGCCTCGATTGTCGACCCAACTGGTGGCTATCTTTACGACAGCGGTGCAATTGATGACCCGACAGGGGCTCAGCGTGCGACGGCGTTTGCTACACAGGCTGTTCCTTTTGGAGCCCCCGCACTTAAGGTCGGCGGCAAAGCACTTAGGGTCGCACGAGGAGCAAGGGCGGCAGACAAAGCAACTGATGCTACACGAGCCGCTCGTTTTGACCCATCATTTAGAGCCCAACGAAGAGCACATTCGGCCAGAGCAAAAGCCGCTAAATTAGGTCAAGCCGGAGGCAAAGGAAAATACGCTTTAGCAGGTGCAGGAGGAGCAGTGGCAGGTGCACTTGGCTCTCGCCTACTGGATTTGGCAAACAACAACGAACAACAAGTCCCACAAATGACAGGCATGTCACCCGGCTACGCAGGAGTAGGTGCGTCAGGCACAGGCGGCTATCAGTTGGACCAAGCCGGTGGAGGCATCGGTGGAGTACAGAATGTCGGTGTGGGCCAAGGTGCTCGGCAGGACATTTGGAACGATGTCAATTGGAACCAGCAACAGCCAGACTCGTTCGCTAATGTCCAATGGCAAGACCCAAATAGTCAAGCCTCCTCGCAGAAACTAACTGGTGAGTACATGGACCTCGGTGAATTCCTCCTTAAATCTGCAATTAACGACATGGAACGCAAGGCTTCTTGCCCTAACTGTGGTAAAATGGAAAAGATGTGCGGCTGTGAAAAGAAAGCAGAGTGCCCTAAATGTGGTACGAACTGTAAGTGCGATACTAAAAAGGCAGATAGTAAAAAGAAACCTGCTCACGGTATGGTCATCGTTATCGGGTCTGGAAAAGCAGGTCCCGGCCCCTCGACTGAGGGCAAGCGTGACAAGAAAAAAGAGTGATTTTCAAGGGCCTTGAGCACCCTCTCTGTTCTTGGCCCACCTCAGAAGGCTTTATGTTCTCTCGCAATTTGGGGTACTATGAGAGGGTCCTATGTCAAGCGTAAGCCAACCCGCAGACCAAAGTGAAATCAGATTGATGGGGCTAATCCTCATGCAGTCGCTGAATATCGGACTTGCTGTTGCTATTTTTGACGCTGACATCTGGATTGATTTAGAGAGCGTGTCGCTGAATGCGTTCACTTACGCCATGGGTGGTTTCTTTGTACAAGGTATCGCTTACTACTTCTTCAAAATGTTCTTCCAGCAAGGTATGGACGAAAAGGCACGCACTTCTGAAATGGAAAGGGAGCGTCGAACTCGGTATCGTGGTATGGAACAGAACTTTGAGCGCCGTCGACAAGACATGGAACTCCGTATGCAGGAAGCGCAGTTGGAAAACGAACTTCGTTGGATGGAAACCAACCCCGGTAAGATGCCGCCGAGTTGGGGTGTTCCGGGCGGACCACAATCCTTGGTTGCCCAGACTGAAACCCCTCAAACATTCAGCAGTGGTACAACAGATTTCATACCAGCCACAGGTGACTCATTAAAACTCGGCGTTTCTTTTGATGAAGAAAAAATTGCACGGGCCTCTGATGGCAAATTCAAGAAGAAGGAGTGAAGCCTGTGGGCTGGTTGTTCAAGACACCGGGTGACGATGCTACGGAGTCAACGCTTCGTGCCATCCATGTGGCCAATACTTTGGACAACGCTTACGAGCGTACATGGGGATGGGTCAAGGCTATACTCATGTCGGGTATCAGTGTCATGGTCATCAGTGCAATTGAATATCATGGCGAATGGAGTCTGTGGGAGAACACAGTTGACTGGGCCAGACTCAAAGTAATGGGTTGGTTTGAATGAGTGCGGCCGCAGGCTCGGCTCTTGTCGGAGGCGTTGTCTTCGCTAAAGAATTGTATCATTATTGGGTCCCCCGTAGGGTCGGTGTCTATGGTCCTTCTATGGTAGGAAAGACGACCCTTGACCGTTTTCTCACAACCCCCGGTGAAATGGAACATATATCAGTCGACGACCGAACAACACACAAAAAAATACTTGGTCGTTTTTTATTGCCGTCCCCAAGTCGCAAACGAGTCAAGTGGAAGGGGGAAACTCGTGTGGTTCATTCTTCCGATGTAGCAGGTGAAGAACGATTTTGGAACCTGTGGCTTGACGATATGGTCAACAGACAGGTTGAAGCGGTGGTTTTCATGTTCGATGACAGAGCCTTGGTTGGTGGACAGACGACCATAGACGCCGTTGGTGGTTTTAAGTATCTTGTCGACTCACTCATTTATCGTCAATACAGATACAGAAACCTAAGAAGCAGACTTAGAGGCAAGAAGTATTGTCCTAAAGTTATACTGTTGGTTGCCAACAAGGCCGACACATGGTGGGACGAGCAGGCAAACACGCTTTGGCAACAACAACGACTTGGCGAACACAAAATTTTCGACCCGTTCAGAGAAGATTTGATACGGTTGCAGAAGGCAGGCATACCTACACGAAGAGGTATGATGGCCACACGCATCGGTTGGAATGTCGAAAGCACAATGGTGGACCTATTGTCAAGTTAGGATTGATTAAAATGTACAACACGAGATTTGGATATGGAAATGTGCCTCAGCAAGGCAACGGAGGACTGCATACACTTGATGAAAATCAAATGATGGCGCTGTCAAAGCAAGGAAATCTGACACATGAGCAACTTTTAGAGATGCAGGGTGCTCAACAAGGTATGCGAGAGGTAGCAGTGAAGAACAATATCGAAGTACCCAAGGTTAATTTTTATCCGAGCCGCCATCCAGACCCCCGGAAGGCACGAAGAAAGGACATAAAACAGGCTCGCAAGTTGCTCAAGCCCAGTAAGCGTAGTATTTTCAACCCATTAAGATGGGTCGGCCTGAAATTCCGGTACAATAAATTACACGAACGGTGCGTCGTTGATGGCTGTGACTGCGTATCACTCATTAAATACGACAACCTCTATGCTAAAATTTGTGATGAGGAAACAGGAGTGAGCCTTTGGGACCAATACTGGACCAATCCTGTCACCGGGGAGGTACAAGCGTTCATTGCCCGTGAAAATATCACTGACGGACGCCAAATGAGAGGCACATATTGTCCCGAACATCTGCATTTGTACCACCTTTTGTGCAAATGGGACGATAAAAATGACAAAGTCAGACTGACTTCAAAGGCAGGTATGAAAGAAATGGTCAGAAAAGGCGTCAGTACAGTCGCTGTACCTATCTCAATGGTCAAAAAGAAGGACAATACACCCCAATTTTTGACCAAATATGAGCCATTTTTCGCTGAATTAGAGCGTGATTCTAAGAAAACACAGGGTATTTCCATCCTACATTACCAGAACCCAGTATCAAAGATGAACGATGTGACCATGATTGTGTTTGATTTACGCATATTTCAACAAGAATTAGGGCATCAGACCCCTGATTACACACCATCCATCACTGATGCGGTAGGACAAATGGGCATAAAGCAGGCAGAACCCTTTGTAGGCCAACAGATTCAAGAACAGACGGGTGCTCAGGTAGGACAGGGGCTTCCTCCACAATAGGTGATACCATGTTATTTGGCAATAATCAACAAAATACAGGGGCTTTGAACCTCGGTGTGGCCCAAAACACAAACTCTCAGCCATTTGGTTTTGGCCAACAACAGCAAAACATGGCGTTTCAACAGGGTGGAATGGGTGCTTCGTTCATGCAGGGCGCAGGAATGAACCCGCAGATGATGCAACAGCCTATGGCTCCGCCATCAGAAGCAGAAATTCAACTCGCTTTGATGCGTTCTATTGCTCCAATGGACAGGTTTGTCGCAGGTGCGCAGATGGCAACGCTTGTGCAGATGCTCAATGACATAGTAAGTTTTTCAGTTCTTGAGATTCTTAAGAACGCATCCTTTACTGTTGACGAAGAGTCTGGAAAAATGAGTCTCGACATTACCTCCCTGCCCAGCAACTTGCAAACAATGAGTGCAGAGAACATCACAGGTCAATTCACTGCCCTTCAATCTCAGAGTCAACAGAACATTCAGCAAGCAGAAATGCAACAACATCAGATTCTTACCATGGCTGAGCAGTCAATGATGGGCGGCGCTCTCGCCGCCGCTATGGCTGACGAGGGATTCATGCAGAAAGTAGGCTCCACTACTGGCAACTTTGCTCGTAGTTTCATCGGAGGAGGTCGTTGATATGAATCCATCACCACAATTTTACTTTTCAAATGCAATCGCAATGACGACTCGTGACATCTATGCACCCAAGAAAACAGTCATTGTTGACATGGTCATGGTACAAATCCTTGCAATCATGGTGACGCTTTGTCTTGTGCTCATTACAGGAAGTCAGACGCTTTCTTCTGACACTATCGCCTACATGATGGCAGGACTTATGGTGTCCGTTCTTATGGCTGGTGCAATTTATTCCCGAATATCAGGAATGTAATTGTCCCATTTGCCTAAAGGGCATGTCGAAGAAGCGAGTTTTGCTTTTGTTTTCATCACACACCCGCACTCTGAACAACGATAGCCTGTCCAACTTGAGCATCCTTGACAGGTAGCCATTCTCTTCTGCATTGTTTCTTCTGGTACATTGCGCCTCAGCACTACATCTCTGGTGGCTTTGGCTAACGACACTGCTGTGTCTTTAGAAACAGGGATTCCAGCCACTTTGATGGGTATCTTTTTGATTCTGCCCATGACCAATCCTCTGTGCAATGTCCTAAAGCCTTATCGCTTGTTGTGACATGGCCAACATCATGGCAGGTCGTCAGACAAAGAGGTCTTGCTCTTTCTGCCAAGACGAAAGTCGTGATGAACTTGAGGTGCAGATTACCGAAGGAACTGTCGACATGCGTGTTCTCGACCGTGATAGAGGTTGGAGAACCAACACTTCTGAGCGTCACATGCGTAATCACGCAGGTGAGAATCTTGAAGGCTCTAATCATCGATGTGCTGTCTGCACAGACGACTCCCGTTCGCTTTACGAAGTGGCATATTTTGATGAGGGTATGACCACTCAGGAAATCGCAGAGGAAATCGGTTGNTCNGAATCNCTNGTGTACAAGCACATGAAAGAACACTTCACTCCAATCGTACAGCGAGGGGCCTCCGCCATCGTCAGTATCAAGGTGGGTGAAGAGGTCAATGTTCTGCGCCATAATACTGAGCGACTCAATGAAAAATTGGGCAGGTATATGGACGAAGTGAGCATTCACGACGACGGCGCTGTGTCTGATATGGTGCGCCTCAGTAAAGAAATCCGAGAATCAATCAAAGACCTCACCACTTTTCAGAACCAGTGGACTCAACCCGAGGATAAAATGGTCGCAAACACGATTAACATCCTCAAAGTTGAAATGGCTAAGGAAAGTCCAGAAACATGGATGCGGGTTAAGAACGCACTTCTCAACCAAGAAGATGTTGACTTGACTGACATTGTACCACAGGAGGATTAAGCATGCCAGCAGGAATGGGAACGGGAACTGACACCCGTATGTACGCCCCTCGCTCCGAGTCTGATATAATGTACACCGCCGAGGACGACGATTCTTACAAGCATGGTAAGGGTTCTCCTGAGAAGGTGGATGAACTTAAGGACAAACGCATGCAAGAAAAGGATGCTGAAACAAAGGTTAGCGACAACCCTCATCTCAAAGTCAGCGTTGAAGAATCTGAACCCGAAATGCCTCCAGACATGCCTGTGCCACAAGAAATGGAAGAGGAAGGTATGGAAGAAACGCCTATGGCAAATCAAGCAGAACTCAGCGACATCACTGGTTCCGTGGGAACTGGTAGCCCCGATGTCGGTTTCAGTGTGGGCGCTCAAGCCATGTCACCTTTCGGCCAGAACACACTGGCCACAGGTGAGCCGATGGACTTGGCGTTCCGCTTGTTGAAGGAGGACCAGATTTGCGATGTCTGCAATGGACAAGGTATGATTGAACGCATGCAATTCGCATATCATCCAGTGACTCGTGAACCAATCACAGTGCCAGAAGCCGTCAATTGCTATCATTGCGGGGGAACAGGGAAGCACATCGATGAAAGGGTTCACCCCGGACAAAATGAGCGCCAATCAAATGTGGTGACTGGTAAGGGCATAGGCACTGTCGGTGGAGAAGATGTTGGTTTGGCGTTTGATGATGATTTTGCCTACACCAATCAAGGACTCCCTTTCAATCCTGCAACAGGATTTACTCGCAGTGAGCCGCTCGACATTGCTCACCAGTTGCTGAAAAGAAATCAACAAGACATTGACAACCCGGTGTTCCAAGGACCACCCGGCGGCCGTCGACCTGACCTTGCTACATCTATGCGAAGCAAGCGACAGTCCCGCACTTTGAGCCCAAGAACTGAACATGGTGGCCTAACCGACTCGGAACTGGCTGTTGAAATGTCCCACTTGGGTGACAAAACCAAACAGCCATCCAAGTTGTTCCCCGGTAAGTACCGACAAAACCTCGGTCAGCGTGCCGCCCGCAGAAATGTAGGCAACATCTCAATGCCCTATCAGACTCACAATGTCGAACAGCGCACACCTGTCGACCCCGGTTCCATGGGGTCAGGAAAGATGCCACGACTTGCAGGAGAACTGTCCAAGTCTGAACTCAAAGACATGGGGACGCTCCTCAAGTCCGCAGAGAACTATCTGCACATCAGNCAGTTGCGCAACCTNCTGCGTGACCTCAAGCGGGCTATCAAGAACAAGGACAGCACAAACAAAGCCCCACCGTCAGGCAAAGGCAGTTCCAAGGAAGGCGAAGCCGGTCACCGTGACGGAGAAACCACTCAGCCACAAGGTGGTACAGACAACAAAGAGGCCGATGAAATGAGGTCCTCTGGTGCGTCCGGTCATATTTTCGTTAGTCGAGGTAGCGGGAGGACCGCTTGATGTTCAAGATTCACTACTCTTCTGAGCAACTGAGCCAGCAGAACGCTGACTACACCATCGAGGACACACTTCGCAAGGCTTGGGCCAGCCTCAATCGGCCCGTTTTGCTTCGTAAGTCATACGGTCTTTATCACGCTGATGACGGTACGCCTTGGCGTGAATGGGGACCTGCTGACCTTTTGCACAACCCACCGGGAGCACGGGACCCTAACTCTTGGTACAACGATTTTGATGCGGATGAAAGCGGTAGCAATCATGTTCATCACCCTCCATTCGGGTACAATCGCAAAACCGGTGAACTTGAGTTTAAGGACCGTAGGCCAGACACTGCTCATCCTCTTGATGCGATGATGGGTCATTTAGGTTCAAAGTATGCTAAGATGTTTGAATCCATGGGCTACTCCAAAGGGGATGCAAGGGAGGAAGGCATGCGGTTATCCAAAGGCATATTTTCAGCGGCAATAAACCACCATAATGACCCTAAAAAGGGTCATAGCCCTTTACCTCCAATCAACAGCGCAGAATGGCGAAGAAATCACACAGGGGCTCACGACAAGGTTTCTCAACAAAATGAGCGACAGGTTCGTGGCGGAACTCCGCTTGAAGATGGCTCTCGTCCGTTGCTAAATTATTCATTAAATCAAGGGCATGTGGACATCGAAGGCTCTGACAAAGGTGCTTGGATTGATGCAGGTTTGCATCCCATGTGGGAGTCGACAAATCGAGTGGCCAACAATGTTAATGGACTGATATTGGCTAATAAGTACAACGGTATGGAAGTGCCGGAGGACAAATTGCCTGATATTAACAGCATATCGTACATGAACTCAATCAAGGTGCCTTTGGAACTGCTGACCTTTGGAAAAATTCAGACCATGAACAGGGCTGGTGCACAGGAACACTTTGTCGAGGGCTCTGGTCATCTTCCTGCACACATGACTCAAGATTCCCAGCAAGCAGGTGTTGTCGAAAATTTTCACCCATTGGACATACCTTGGATTCCTAAAGGGTTGTTAGCCTACAATCCGACTGCTGGTGGAAGAGCAACGGAGAGAGGCAAGGCAGTAAGGCTGAAAGAAGCACTTGAAAACAAAGGCATTGATACAGAAGGTATGAATTTGGAAAATCTGTCCAACACTATCTATACAGATTTCTTGGTAGGCGGCGTTGCACGGGTGTCAGGTGGACGCGCTGAAAAGGCCATGGAATCGTGGGGAGCACATCATGGTGTTGACATCAATGACCCAGAATACAAATCGTTGCTGGCTCAAATTAAAACTCGTGGAAAAAGTGAAAAGGGCCGTATGACAGTGGCAAGGCACCTTTACGCAATCCCTTGGATGATGGCCATCAATAAAATAAGACAAGGAATGCCACAAGAGCAGGCTTGGCAAACATCAGTTCAGGAAGCGGCAGAAAGTGACTGGCAATACGGAGGCGAAGGAAAGGGTCACAGGCACATCTATGATGAAGACCACTACCAAGATGTAATGAATATGAAGGACCAATTGAAGGAAACAGAAGGTCATGCAGGTGAAATGTATCAACATACAGGAGAGCAATTCGCCGCTCGTCACGCTGACCATGAAGACCACGACACTCATTCGGCTCCGAGTGAAGGTTGGGGAGGACTTATTCACACAACAGGTGCAGGAATATCAGAAACGGCAGACGCCGCACATGCGGCCGCTGATGCACAACTTCAACAGGCTATGGGCAGACCTGACCAGTCGATACAACAAGACCCCTATGAACAAGGTCTGGATGATTACCAACAACAAGTAATGACTTCTAACGACCGACATGTCAGCGACCTCCTCAAAACCATGGAGCGTGTGCAGATGCACGACGCAGTCAATGACACCTTTGTCAAATCCATTACGCCCAGCCAATCCTATTCTCTTTCCAACTCGACGCATGTCGGTGTTATTGCCAAGCAACTCAGCCTTGCTAACATGGACATTCACGGCATTTACCACTCACAAGGCGACTGGGAACGGGTGGCCAAAGATTGGTCAGTCGACCTCAGCACAGTCAAAGTCATCAAAGCAACATTCGGGAGCGTGGACGCATGAGTAAGAAAATCGGAGTGCGCAAGGCAATGCAGATGGACACCAAAGGCAACATGTCCTATGTGATGGATGTAGGTAGCAAAGGTGGCAAAGATGGCGAAAACCGTGGGCCTACAAAGCGAGAGTCTGTGGGCGGTAAATTAGGTGGCGCAATCGGCGTACTCGGAGCATTAACAGGTTCCCACCGCTCACTTGGTGGACTTGCAGGTTCAATGTACGCTGGCGGAATGCAAGGTGGTACCGCTGGGCAAAGGCTTGCTGGCTCGACAGTTAGTCGTACACGCAGAGCCCGTGCCAAACTCACCGAAGATGAGAAGCAAAATAATGCTCGACTCGCCGCAGAACACCAAAAAGAATTTGGCGCATCTGGTCGACTTTTCCAAAATACAAAGGACCTTGCTCAGCAACGAAGAGCCTACCTTTCTGAGATGGGTCAGCAACTTGCAGACCGAAAGTTGGATGAGCAAATGGGCATGAAGGATTTCAGGCAGTTCCGACAAAAGCATGGCCCGTTGATGCAAGAAGCCCTTGGACGACCGGAAGGCATGGCCGCCATCACAAGTCTGATGGAAAGACCTGATGCTACATTACAAGGAGCGGCTAATGTCAAGAATGTAGGCCCTGCTCAAAGAGTGGTACCTAATGCTCCTGTTCTTCCTCCTCAAATGAGTGGACCAGAAGGGGCACATACTCCGATTGCACAAGAGCACGCTGACCATGACCCTGAGTTGCGAGGCATGGCCGATGCAACTGGTGCTCCGCCTCAGAACTCACCCACCGTATCGTCAGAAGACCAAATTGCGGCTATGATTGCGGCCTCAATGGAACAACAAGAAATCATAGAACAAGCACAAGGAACAACAGGAACAACACCGGGATTGTGATACCATGGCTGACGAACCGGGAGCCGTGCAAGACCTTGTCCTTCAAATCGACAGGGAGATGTCAGCCAAGTCGTTCAAGTACTTCTTTACAGAAATGCTCGGCTTCGACTATTCCCACCATCACCAATCATGGGAACAGGGACTGAATGGCAACAAGTACTACTGTGTCAAAGCGTCCCGTGACCACGGCAAGTCTGTGTTCTTCATGTCCTATGCACTCTGGATTGCCGCATTCCAACCTAAGACGCACATCATGATTTTCTCACACTCTCTTGAACAGACGCTGGAACACATGCGTTTCATCAGAGGCAACATCGAGGGCACTGAAATCCTCAAGCATCTCAAGCCTACTGGCAAGCCTTGGGCTAAATCTTACTTTGAGTTCACCAACGGTAGCCGTATGATGGCAAAGTCCGTTGGGGGAGCAACTCGTGGTTTCCACCCTGATGTGGTTGTCTGTGACGATATTCTCTGGGGTACGACCGCAGGCGAACTCCAGCGTGCCGCTGACTGGTTCTATACTGTCCTGCTCCCTGTTCTGCACCACACTGGTCGCATGATGATGGTTGGTACACCGTTTTCGTACGATGACCTGTACTCTGAACTGGAACAGAAAGAAACCTTCCAAGTGGAAACATACCCCGCTATCAACGACAAAGGCGAAGCCCTTTGGCCCGAGCGTTGGGATTTGGATATGCTCAAGATGCGTGAGAACTCTATGCCTGCTATCAGGTTCGCTCGTGAGTATCTCTGCGAACCTATCCACGATACATCCAGTATGTTCCCAATGTCATTGCTTGAGTCCGCTCGTGACGAAAACTTGTCCCTGCTCGACTATGCCGAGCACGAGTACGATGAGAACGGAGAGTCGATGGGCATCTTCGGTCAACATTTCATTGGCTGGGACCCTGCAATTGCTTCTGACAAGAACGCCGACTACACCGCTATGGTTGTTCTGCGTGTCGTTCCCGGTGACAACACCAAGCAAATCGTGCATGTGGTCAACGAAAAGGGACTCGGAGGTATGGCACAGAAAAAGCGCATGCTCCTTCTCAACAACAGGTTCCAACCAGACCTCATCGAACTTGAAGGCAACAACTTCCAGCGTATGTTTGAGGCTGAACTCAAAGACATGCGTGATGATATTCCAATCAAGACCTTCATGACCACTCGTCAGCGTAAGGAAAGCATGTTCATGTCGTTGCTTCTTGCTCTTGAACAAGGACAAATCAAAACGCCTTGGGGTGATGAGAAGAGCAGAGAACATACTCGTATGTTGGAAACCCAACTCAGTCGATTTGGTATGACCAATGCCGGTCGATTAGAATCGGTCGGCTCTCACGATGACTTGGCTATGGGCCTCGCTCTTGCTAACTGGGGTACCAAAGAATTCCGTGGCAACATTGTGTTGCTTGATGAAGATGATATGCCCGGATTTGATAATTGGTTCCTTGGAGCCCCGAGTATGCCGAACCCGACCTTTGGTGGAGATGACATATTTGTTGCGTAATCAAATTAGGGACCCAAATGCTGATAAAGTAGCAACGCCGGAGTGAGAATTATGTGGTCCTCTTTATCAGTTGGCTCCTCCTATTATCAGTTGGATGTTGGCGATGATTTGACCAGCCTCGTGGCATCAGCACTGACCGCACATCCTCTGCTAAAGCATCAGCCAATCGATGCAATCACCATCGCAAAGCAGACACTCCCTNAACCTGAGCCCGAAATTTTTGTCGAGAACTATGATTTCCCAGCCAATGGTGATTCGTGGTTCATCAGTCACTTCGGCAAGGGAGCAGAAGAAGTCGTCAAGAATTTCAAGCGAGCCAGACGCCACATGAAAGACATGAAAGGTGATATTGACAAGGCCATCGGTAGTGTCAGAGAACTCAAATCAAAAGAAGTACAGAAAACACTCGACGCTGTTCCTTGGGCAAACGACCATCATGACACAATACGGAACCTTGGCCTCAGTGACAGGAACCTCAAATCGCTTCGCCTTTTTGGTAAGTCAAGAGAAAGTACACTGCGTAGGGCCTGTATGCTTTGGGAATCCGCTGATGATGCTCTCAAGATGCTTGATGAATTTGAAGATGTCTGGGGCGAAGAGGAACAAAATGCATGGGTCACAGCAATGGAACAGCGACAGGACGCTAAGAAAATGTGGCGCAGTGGCCTTCATCAAATCGATACGCTCACAAAAGAGCAGAAAGGCTGGCTTGATATGGCTAAGCAAGAGTTGTCAGAAAAGGGACACATGCGTGCCCGTGACATCACATCAAATATGATTGAGAAAGGAGCAAGTCGAGTTGATTCTAACCGCATGTCCAAACTCCTCAGCATGTACGGTGAAGAAGTCGACATCATCAAGGCACCTCGCAGAGGCGAATATGTTCTTTTGTCGACAGACGGTATCATTGTCAAAGACCCTTGGGCATACGCCGCTGGTTTCTTCGATGCTGATGGTTCCATTTTCATCACCAAGCGTGGCGAAGTACGAGCATCAGCCGTGGCTACTGGCGACAGAGGTCGTTATCACTGTGAGCGTTTGCAGAAAACCTTGGGATGCGGCACCCTGAGCCTTGACGAGTCTGTTGGAAAAAACAGTAAGCGCAAGGTACACAGACTCAATTTCCAATCTAAGTCCGATGTGAAGAAAGTACTCAACGGGGTTCTTCCTCATTTACAATTGAAGGAACTTCAAGCAAAAGCCGCATTGAGGTGCTTAGAAGAGGATAATTCTATTCACAAGGAGCAACTGCGCTTGTTTGTTCAGTATGAGAATTGGAAGGATGACCCTGAAAGGCTCGATAAAAAAATGGGCGACTGGACCATTGACAAAGAAACAGTCATGAGTTGGAAAGAGGTGCTATGATGGCAGAAGAAAAAGGCAGAGTCCGCACAGCATTGAACAATTTATCTGAGAGGTTTCGACGCCGTCGTACCCCTGAGCCACAGATGCCGCTGTGGACCACCGGTATTCAAGAGCCAGTCATCGCACAGGGTATCACCATCCCTGCTCTGTATTCAGTAGCATCAGAGAATGTCATTCTCCGCACAGTTATCACAACTCTCCAGCAGGAAATTTTCCGCAGAGGCTACTATTGGGAGAAGGCGTATCATATGAAGTGCAATGTCTGTGACAAGGAACATCAACATGATGTTGAACAATGTGTCGACTGTGAATCATCAGACTTGTCAAAGCCTGACCCGAACAACTTGGTGTACCCTAAGTGGCTTATCGACCAACGCAATTCAATGGAACAGCGTTTCATGGATGTCTTGCGTGAGATTGAGTACGACCTCAACATTGTCGATGATGCATTTCTCGTTATGATTAAGGAGTACTATGTCGACCCAGAAACCAACGAAGTTCAATTTTACAGAATCAAAGAACTTCTGCGAGGCGACCCTATCTTCATGCGAATTGTTGCTGACAAGCGTGGTGTTCGTGGTGGACGGTACAAGGTGTGCCCCCTCCACCGTGACCAAGTCCGAGGATATTCAGAGAGTGACAAAAGTTGTGAAACATGCGGACACGAATTAGAAGATGTTCATCACATTAACACGGCAGGCGCAGGCAAGTCACAGTATTATCTTGAAGGTGAAGTAATACATGTAAGCAAGTACCAACCTTCAAAGTTGTACGGTCGTAGTCCTGTTGCTACACTGTGGCGTCAAGCAATGACACTCACGGCCATGGACAATTACATGTACACTGCATATTCTAAACGCCGTGTTCCAAGAGGTCTTATCTCGATTACCACTGACAATGTCGAATCAATGAAGTCGTTCTGGAAAGGTGTCGATGAGAAACTTGAGCGTGACCCACACTACATTCCTAAGATTGCTGTTGAAAGCCAAGGTGGACGAGGCGGTGTCAACTGGGTCAAGTTCATGGACACGCTTGAAGAGATGCAATACATCTCTGTGCGTGACGAGATGAGAACCCGTCTGGCCGCTTTCTATGGTGTGTCTAATGTGTTCATGATGGACACTGGGAAATCTGGCGGATTGAACAACGAAGGACTGCAAGTCCTTGTCACCAACCGGGCCGTCGAGTTCGGACACAAAGTGTACACTGAGAACCTATTCCCTCGTTTGATGGAAGAAATGGATGTCCACGATTGGAAACTCACGCTTTATCCAAACGAAGAGGAAGACGAAGTCACACGCCTGCGTCGTGATGAGATGGAAGTCAACATCGCACAGCGTATGGCTCAACTTGGCTATCAGGCTGAACTCATCGAAGAGGGCGGCAGGGACCTCCGCTTCATTTACAAGAAGCAGGAAATGCCGCCCGGCGCTCCTCAAGGCGGAGGCCCACCGATGGGCGGTATGGGTCAGCCCGGTGCCTTACCTACACGGAACATCCCCCCACAACTCGCAGGAGCGTTGGCAGGACAAGCAAATGCAGGCATGGCCGCAATGAACCCCGGAGGACAAGGTGCAGGTCTTCGCAACCGTGGACCAGCCAGCCCTCAGCAGTTCCAAACGATGGGCTCAGGCTCACCAATCGGAAGCGTTCAACAACGAGGCCCACCAGCCTCACCCCTTCAACAAGCCCGTGACAGCACCAGTGGATTTTGAGCAAACTTAAAGACAAAGGGAGTAATCGCATGAACATGGACCTAAAGAAATTGGACCCAATGGCTCGCAAACTGCGTGGTCATGTTGACGCCTTTTACAAAGCACTTGAAGAACAAGATTCGTACAATGCAGGAACTCACATCACCGAAGTGATGAAGTATGCAGAATACCTGTCAAACGATGTACACTCTGCTATCACTAAGTCTGATAACAGCGTCACACCACAGGGNATCAACGACATCTATGTCGGAGGAGTACCTGTGCGCAAATTCAACAAGGTACAAGGCGTTCACGAAGCAACCACTCGTGTCTTGCCCGGCACCATCCGAACAAACCGTCGTGGTCCAATTATGCAAGGCCGCAACAACCGCACACTGTGAGTGATTTGAATGAGCGACCAAAGAGAGGAAAATGTCGCTGAACAGTTGATGTCTGCTTTGATTTCCAAGATGGAAACCATGGACAGCAACTTGCAGGTTTTGAAAGCAGAGAATCAAGTGCTCAAGGGTCTGATGCAAGACCCTGCGGCTCTATTGAAGAAAGCAGGATTTGTGTCACGACGAAGCGCAATGCCTGCTGATGTTATGCCAGATTTGTTCCGAGGAGATTCACACAACGACCTCCTCAAGTCTGACCCAGTCGTCGATGGCATTCACATGCCAGAATCAAACCAAGAGTTCCACGAGATGGACTGGGGAGATATTCATCGACTTGCCGCCGAAGCCAAGAGCCAAGGCGCAGTCGGCAACAATTCAGGAATGGAGTGATAACATGCGACCAAGATACGAACCTCGTGACCCTAAAATTGACCAACTGTTGAAAGCCGCTAAAGATGTTGAACAGCGTTTGCTCAAAGAACAAGGTGTCCCCTTTTCACAAAAGGAAGGAACTGACCTTAACGATGTTCAGTTCCATACTCAAGTCGGCGGTGACACTGGTGTACAGAATCAGTATTTCAGCACCAATCAGCGAACCATCTCTGTTGAAGACATGGCTAACAAGGGCGCTATCTCTGAGAAATCAAATGTTCTCGATAAGAATCCTCACTACCCTACTGCAATCTCAACGCTCGCAGGGCACTTGACCGACGGCGGCGACAAGAAAGCAAACGACCGCTATTGAGGCGGTGAGCGTTTGTCCGAAGATATTCTGCTGAAAGATGCAGAAGATGAGGCTAACCAAGCAGTGTCGGCTGGTCTGACACAAGAACAAGCGTGGACTCTCTTTGACCAACAACCGCCTGAAACATCTGCGGCAGAAACTCCGGGCGATTTTCAGCAAACGATGCTGGGTGCCCACCCTCACGCAGAACGACTAATGCCTTTGGAAGACCCTGTCCACACAGGTAGTCATTGGCCCAAAAACCGCATTCAAAACTTCAACGACCTCCCAATCGGTCGTAAGGAAGAACTTCGTGGTACGGGCGCAGAGCACTTTCCAGATGTGTCGCCGCTTGATTTTGACCCCTTGCATGAGGCCCATCCAGAACTCGATATTGCACCTATGTGGGTTCGTCTGCTTGAATCCTTTTTCATAGATGGTGTTTCCAAAAAGCACAAAGAGAAAGAGTACGCTTGGGAAAAGGAGCATCAAGGCACTCAGCACATTACAAAACCTGATGGTTTAGGTGCGTTGCCACAAAACCAGAGCAATCACGATTTGTATGAGGCTCACTACTACAACTTTATCAAACCACAAATAGAAATAAATCCAGAAATCCTTGACAAACTGAATGGTCCTGACGGTGCAAGAATCGAAAAGGCCCTACGCCGAATACACATGAACGAGGCCGTCAAGAGTTGGCAAAGCGACGAGATTGACGAAGAGAGCGGAAGACGCATAGGTATGGGTGAAGAGGACTATTTGTACGGAATGGAATGGCTTACACCTGCACAGCGTGTACAAGTGTATCAGCACATGGCCGACAATGATATGGATAGTCATGAGCATCAAACCATACCGGGTTTAGAGAATTACTCCATACCCCGAGCCAAGCGTAATTTCGTACAGCGTTATTCCCCCATCTTTCAACATTGGACAGGGCACCCGAATTATGCCGCTAACCCAGTGTTTGCAAAGTTGATTAAGACGCCTAATTTGAGATACAATAATGAGTATTTCCTCTCGCAATTCAAAGAACGGGCTTTTGATTTACACCAACGCCTTACTAATTACAACGCCGAAAGGGCTAACTTCAAACAACCTCACAAACACGGGTATCATCTCCCAACGGGTGGTCAATTGCGACCAAGAAATACAGCAAAGAGTCCAGCCCCAACTCGATTTGGAAGAAATGATATGCTTTTAGCGGCAGGTATTGACCCTGCTTCGACTCGGAGAAGAGGGGATTCCTACAAGTTCTATGAGCAAGGACAGCACCCGTTGTACGGGGAACTCTGGAACCCTAATTCAGTTGATTGGACTCCAGATGAAATCAAACAATACCTGCTTAAGTTTGAGGAAGAAATAAGTAAATTCACCAAGGACCATGCCGCAAGAAATGCTTTTGCCTTTCACTCCCAGCCTCATGTTGCGCACGAAGGTGAAGGTGCGCACCCAGAAGAGTACACAATGAATGAGCCTGAATCACTGAGCCATCATTGGTCGCAGGCGCACATGAAAACAGGTGGCATGGGCAAGGCTCATGAAACCAGAAAACACATCGAGCATGCAACGAATTTGGTTGAAGGTGAAACAGCAAGTCACTTTGGTGACAACAGTCAACCTGATGAAACCGACATCGCATCTCTCAAAGGCCCTGTGTTCGACCGAGGCGGATATGCTTATCTTCGGACAGATAGTCTGCGGTCTGGCTTTGGTATGCCTGATAGGACAGTTGAACCTATGAGGTTCGGTAAATTTGGACCACAAACCCTTATTTTTCAACCAGCCAATCCAATACATACAGGACTCAATCCGGGTCCTGTTTTCAACATAGGCCATGGTAATAACCACACCACCCGTACACAATCGACATTCGCTGGACTACATGCTAATGAAGGACACACTCTGTTCAACAATGCTATGTCAGCGGGTGACATCAAAACAGCAGAACGAATCAAAAACAAACGGTTTGATTCATCGCTTGCACCTCTGCATGTGCCACACAATCCATTTTTGGGAGCCAGCAAAGGTGCCATTGAAAGAAACACTTCCGCATACAAGGAAGAGCAAAGAGCACTTCCTCACCACAAGATAGCCACAGTCATAGGAGCAGGTTTGCCCTCGACGCACCCTCAAGCAGTCAGAGCACACGATGCTCGACAAATACCAGTTGATGCCCCTGCCGCTCAATTTAGTACTGGGTCAAGAGAAGATTTTGAGCGGTTGCTGTACAGAAAGCGTATGAAAAAAGAAGCGGGGCCGCTTCCTTTGGGTAGTCCTGAGTTCGTTTTTGAGAAAGAAGAGTTGCTTCAACAGTACCTCAGTTCTCTGGGCGATGCAAAGTCCAACCCTAATGCTCCAAAGCAAGCAATTGAAAATATCGAACAAGGCTTGCAAAGCCTTCAAACGCAAAAAGAATTGGCAAGACAACGCCATGATGAGATTTACGGAGGCGAATCGCTTGTTGAAGGGGACCTCGCTGGCCTCAAGCGTTATCTTGAGGCACGGCAATCAGGCGAACTGCCTGAGAGTGCCGACGAAGTTGAAGAAACTGAATCTGAACAACATAGTCACGATGACCACGATGCCGTGTCAATCCAACTTCATGAGGCCCGAGAAAAATTGCACGAACTTCAAGATTTGCCTAACCCTGATGCGGTACAAATCGAATCTATGAATGAATTGAAAGAGGAAATACACCACCACGAGCAAGATTTGCTCAACATTGAGAACGAACTTGGTATTGTGACTGAGGACGAACTTCAAAAGCGTTATGACAAGCGTGGTAAAGAAATCAAACCTCGTAATACACATCTGGATAGTGAAAGGGAATTTCAAACAACAGTCAACAGTCACATTGAGGCTATCGAACAAGCGGCTATGTTAGTCTTGCAGAAATGTCGTGAGCAAGGTTTTGACCCCTTTGAAATGTTCAAGGATGAATTTGGAAACCCACGGCCTGACACAGCGGTTGCGTGGCTGATGATGCAAGGGAATACCTTCCTCAATGTCGCTCCACATGGAAGTCACGAAATTGGGGCCATGATGCCCTTTGTTGGACAAAGAGCAGAAAAAAATCCGGGTGCAGGCGTGGACCATGAGAACTTACTTGTCGATATGTTGCACTCAGCAAAGTACAGAGTGGACCCTTCTGTTGATGAGGGCACATGGCTTGAAAATTTGGGCTTGACAGAAATGATGGAGAACGAGGACGGGTTGATGGTTCCTACAAACATGGTTGACGCCAGCGTCATAGCGCATGCAAAGCGCCTCAAAAAGCAACTTATGAGAAAAAATAAGGAAGACAACAAGATTGGCAGGAGATTTATCGTCAGCCCAGTCGACGAAACCATACGAAGAATGGGCGAGATGGAAGACTTTGGCAACTTGCAAACCCATCTGAAAGACGAATTGAGTTTCCGCATGACAGGTGATGGAGTTGTCAATAGGCATTCGGTGGGGCGTGCTAAGTCTGCTGACAACATATCTTTGGAAAACCTTCAACTTTCAGCCCCTCATAGGTTTGGAAAAGAAATTCACCCGCTTCATGCACAAGACGAAGGTTGGACAAACAGACACAACCGAAGAAGTAAAATTTTCCAAACAATGTCGAGTTTTTTCGGACTTGTAGGTAATGAACAAGCAATGGATGACCACTTTATTTCTTTCCATCCTCTTCCTGCCACAGACCATCCGCTTTCTCGACAATCCATTGAAAGAGAAAACAAACGCCGCAGAAATGTAGGTGAACCAGAATTGGGCACTCCTGCTTCTCACACTATGTCTGATAATGATAAGCGGCGCAAGCATGACAAGAGAATCATCAGCAAATATCTTACTGCGCTTGATGGCTTCCTCGCTCGACCAGTTGATGAACAACACGAGCGAAAGACTCACAGTATGCGAGAAGACCATGCGTTAGAATTACAACAGATAGGTCCGCTTGGTAGCCACGACACAAATGCCGCCATGGCCATTTACAATTCTCCTTCGCTCAGATACCATGAGGGTAGCCGCAACCACACCGTACCACTTGGTCTTCACATCGACCATGCCACAGGAGAAATGACAGCGTACGAGAAGGACAACCCAGAAAAGATGCAATTGATTACTCCAACATTGCCATCGGTGCTGGCCCTTGCTCCACCAGAACATCATTCTGCATTCGGTCCAGTGCACGAGGGTGCTCACAGTCTGGACAGTATGCCTCATTCTATGCGAATCAATTCTTCAAGGCGAACACATAATAGTGATGCCTCCTCAGTTCACAACAAGATGGATGGACCTTCGCTTCTTGCTTCGCTCACAAATCCTGATGTCATCAGGAAGGACATGCCAGAGGGCTTGCCGTCTTTACAGCCTATGCACCGTATCTTTGAACTGGATGACTTGGAGCACCTGCGTGGTTTCACTGGTGACTGGATTGTCAGTGCATTCCCAGAAGGCGAGCGGTTTTTTGTTGGTCACAAAGAAGGTGAGATTTTCTCAAAGGCAACCCTGTCGGAAGAGGAGAAAGACGCTTTCAAGAAGGTGAGCGACAAACAATACATTGTCGATGTCATTCGTGGCAAGGATGTGTTGCACATCTTCGATGTCATTGAATACGACGATGAAAACGCATTTGAAATGCCGGTACAAGAGCGCATCAAGATTCTCCGTGGAGCCATGGAAAGTCACGAGATGGTCCATGTACCAAGCGCATCCGACACAAAACTCACTGATGACGACGGACTTGCTTCCGCAGTCAAGGCTCTTGACACTGACCGCATTCTCATGCGTGACGCCAAGTCAGCCTACATGAAGGGCGAACCTCGTCATCCAAAGTGGGTCATGTTGCAAAGCGGTACAGAAGTTGTGCTCATGGTGCTTGACCGCCGAGGTGACGGACCTTACACATACCGACTTGGAACCGGGCCTGTTGCACACGGTGAAGACTTGGGTGACCGCAGAGTCAAGTACGAAGGTGACGACTACATGGATGTAGGAGCGGCTTTTGAAAGTGAAGACAAGTACAATGTCGGTGACTTGGTGAAGGTCGATGTGACCAATGTCACAGAAACACAGGCGTCAGAACAGCAGAAGTTGTTCACTGTACACGCATCCAAGATTGAAGGTGAAGCGGAAGGCGAGCCTCTGGTCAGCAGTGATTCTCTTGGTATTCTCGCTAAGGCTGAACCATACCAGCATGGTGTTGAAATTTTCAGAAAGGGAAGCAATGTTCACATTCAGATGGAACAAGGGTCTGTTCTTTACAAAGCCACGCAGACACAAGAAGGTTGGGCTGTTCACACGCCACGCAGTGACAATGGTTATCTGATTCGGCTTTCGGAAAGCCAGCGACCATTCTGGTCACCGATTGTAGGAATTTTGCTGAAAGCCAATATGGAAATCGAAGAGAAGGCAGAGGTGCACGAATCAGAAGATGAGGCCGAACCACTCATCGAACCTAAGAAGGTCAAGGGTACAGACTGGAAAAGGAAAGCAGTCATGGTCAAGGGACTTGAGGTTGCCATGCGTTTGCTTACCAAGAGCGGCGTAGGTGCAGTAGGTGCGTCTAATTCTGGTGCGCAGGGCTTTGGATTCGACTACGGGACGGCTATTGCGTCCCCCGGTGGCCCCACGAACATCGACGATAACAAAACCATACCCGATTACGATGTGCGTGATGTCGAGCGAGATAAGAAGGATGAGGCCGAAGACAAAAAAGAAGTCAAGGAAAACGACTCACTGAGCCCCGATTTAGAACTCACAGAAGACAAAGCCATGTATCATATCTCTTGATATAGTATGACAGGTCTATCGTGGGGTAATGGTCATGGCGACTTCCCTCAGAACCACTCCCTTCTCCCAAGAAGGTAGTATTTCTATTCTGAAGAGCGGTCAGGACCTTGTTGTCGCAGGATATGCTTCCGTCGAAATGGTCGACAAGCAAGGCGACCTCATCACCCGTGATGCACTAAAGGATGCATTTGGCGGGTTCATGAAAGCAGAAGACTTCCGCAATGTGCAACTCGCACATTCCAACATCCAAGTCGGGTCGGTTATCGACTCTTACACTGATAGCAGTGGACGACTTTGGAAATCCGGCGTTGATGATGCCGGACTCTTTGTTGTCATCAAACTTCGTGATGACATCGAAAAGGCCCGAGAAGTGGCCAATGAAATTCGCAAGGGTGCCCTACGGGGGTTCAGTATCGGAGGACAGGCTTTCAAGCGTGTCAACAAATCCGATTCAAAGCATGGAGATTACACTGAAATCTCCAAGTTAGAACTCCACGAAGTGACGATTTGCGAAAAGGGAATCAACCCCGAAGCAACCTTTAGAATTTTGAAGGAGGACACGAATATGACAGAAGACACAACAATGAATGAACTATCGTCCGTACTGGACCGAATCAACATGCGACTTGATGGAATGGAGAAGGGCGAAAACCCATTTGAAGCCATGAAGGATAAGAAAGAAGAAAAAGATGAAGAGAAACCTTCCGAAGACAAGGGCAAAGAAATGTCCGAAGACAAGGACAAGGAAGACAAAATGTACGGTGGCGACCAAGACATGGCCGCAAAATCCGAATACAGCGATGTCATTTCATCTGACTACCTTAACTGGATGGAGAACACACTCAAGGCTGGCGGTGTTGACACTGCTGGCGCACGCTCTCACTTCGACAACTTGGAGAAGGCACAACTTGGTGGCTTCGACAACCCATCGTCCGTTGACGGTGCTGAATACTTCGCTGGACAAGTCCGTGGACGAGCCCAAGAAGGTGGCAACCCATCAACCGGTGCAATCAGCGCCCTGAACAGTGGCTCCAAAGCAGATGTTGCAAAGGGCTACCTTCACCCAGCCGACCTCACCTCCGCTCAAGTCGAGATGGCATACGAAGCCTACAAGGCCGCATCCATCGAAAAGCAACTCAAGTCCTCTCTTGGAACTGTGTTCGCTGACCGACTCGCCAAGGAACAGACTAACGAAGTCGAATCCCGCCGTGCTCAAGAATTTGACGCACGCCAACCACTTGCTTCTATCGAGAAGGCAATTGCCTCCTTGAGCACTCGTATCGACAGCCTCGGCTCCGCCGAAGGTGCAAGCATCCGCAAGTCGGTCGCCGCACCAACCATCAATGTCCCTTCAACCGAAGACCTCGCAAACATGTCTTGGGACGAAGTCCACAGTCTTGCGGGGAAAGCATTTGAATGAGGAGGAATAATATATGGCACGAAATTACTTACGAACAATTAACGATATGGAACGCTACTACTACGGTGCAGGCTCAAACATGGGCTACGCATACTCCGGTAGCGAACTTCTGAAGGCTGACGCACCAATGCTCTCGACGACTGCTGGTACCTACCAAGCAATTTACGGACGCAAAGTGTGGTCCCAACTCAACCAAGAATTCAACGCATTCAGCATCTTGCCCAAGAAGCCTTGGGACCGCTCTGGATGGCGTGTCGTGACCGCTCGCCCTGACTCAACCAAGGGTGGCGGCATTGCTGAGAATGGAACACTTCCAGAAACCACCAAGCCTGTCTTCCAACATGTGGCCGCAAAGCCAAAGACCATTGCACACACCTTCGACATGAGCGAAGTCGCAATCTTCCTTAACGACAAGGATGACGGTCTTGGTGACATCCGCTCCGTCCTCAAAGAGGAAATGGGCAAGCACCACGCAGAGGAAATCAACAAGATGCTTTTGCAAGATGTTGACACTCCTGCTGGCAACGATTACGAGTCCTTGGACCGAATCACTGCTTCAAGCACCATGGACGCAACCGGTACTGGATATGCCGCAACCGTGAGCGGTGGCTCTTCCACTACTCACACTGCGCATGTGAGCGCCGCATCTGACCTTGACATTTACAGCATCGACCGAGATGCAAACACTTGGTCCAACGCAGAAGTCAATGTCGCAACTGACGCTTCGCTGACTGAGCGTGTTCTCAGCCTCGACCACATCGACGACATCTTCCAGAAGATTTGGGTCCGTGGTGGCAATCCAAAGGTCATCCTCACAGGATATGACACTTTGATGCGCCTGCAACAACTCCTCCAGAGCCAACAGCGGTTCATGGAAGAAAAGCGTGTGACCCCAACCATGGGCGGCGTCAAGGGTGTTCCCGGTATCGAAGCCGGATTCATCGTCGCTACCTACAACGGTGTCCCAATCATCCCATCCAAGGATGTCACAGCAGACGGCATCAGCCGAATGTACTTCTTGGACACTGACTACCTTCACTTTAGTGTTGCAAAACCAACTCAGTACTACGAGTCTGGTATTGAAACCGGTGACCCATTCGCCATTAACCGCCTCGGTCAAGAGGGACTTTACCGAACAATGGGTGAAGTCTGGACAACTTTCTTTGGAGGTCATGGTTCAATCCGAGATTTGTCTTGAGATTGATGGTGAACAAAAAAAATATGGAGATGAACAAATATGGGAATAACATACACATCAAGTGGAAGCGCGGCATTTACTGAGAGTTTTACTCTCGACCTTTATGCAGGAACTTTGGAAACCGACACAGCATGGCTTGACGGCGGTGCGGCGGCTGGGTCTTACCCCGGCTCAATTTCTGGTTTCCAAGCAAAGAACACCAATACTACCAACGCAACAGCCGGTGCAAAATTAGTTTGCGGTCAATTCACAACGAAATTGGTCAATGACGAAACCATCACCGTTTCAGGAGATGCAACCAAGATTTTGGCCGTGATTGTTGGCGACAACAGCACGGAATCAGCCGCTGTGACTTTGAAGAACATCACAGCAGGTGTTGCTCAATTTACAGTCACTGGCACCTCGGATGCACTTGTGACTTGCTGGATGATTGTGGCTTGAGGTGGTTAAGTGCCTACGGTGACTTCACTGGGCCCCTTCTATGAACGAAGGGTTCCTTGTACACGATTGGTGGCGATTCGCCAGCAACCGTTGGAAGTGACACAGGAGTTCTTGAACGAATACCGTCACCGGTTCTCTGCCAAATGGTGGAGAATCGAAGGCGACAACCCAGAACCTGTGACCACAGACCTCGGTGAAGATGGCCTACCTGATGAGGGATGGACACGAAAGGACATCACGGCTTGGCTAAAGGACAACGGTGCAACGGTTGGCAAGTATGCAACCAAAGCAACCCTCCTTGGCATGGTCGAAAATGTTCTTAACCCAGAACCCGCACCAGAGCCTGTACCAGAGCCGGAAGAACCTGCGCCAGTCGCAGAAGAACTCGCAGAGGCACAACCAGAACCAACAACAGGAGATGAACAATAATGGCTAACACAACAGCAACAATCGACCCTCGACCAACCGTTTTCGGTGACCGAATGATTGTCACAGGCAGTTATACTGCTGGAGATGGTACAGGTGCAGTGACTATCGCATTGGCAGACAGGCTTTCCAGCATCGACGCAATCATCGTCAATCCATCGTCCCTTCACGACCAACCAGTCGAAGAAGGTTCAAATGCTGACGAATCCGATGCAGTCGTCACAAAGATGACTGATTTGGCAGTCTTCGCAGGCACAACAATCACAATTACCCCCGGTCAAGCCGGTGGTACTGCAAAGGCTGGAACTTTCCTCGTAATCGGTCGCCGCTCTTGAGGTGACTAACGATGGCAGTACTCAGTGGATATGGTAATCGCATCATCGGTCCTTACAGCCCAAAGGCTGTGGCTGATGGTACGGCAACTGCGCTCATCCAAGCGGACATTCGTGCCACAGGTGGCACAGGTGCTCTTGGTGTAGCCGCCGGAACCACTACCGCTCTTGTCACTATCGAGCCTTTCATGTCACTTGGCAACCATTACTTCCTCCTCACCTACACAGTATGAGGCGATTGAATGGAGTCACAGAACAACCTTGGCTTGGAAGAAATCGAACGCTTGCAGAAGCGTGGCATCCGTCTTGCAGAATCTTACGGCAGTGGCTCAGTGTTTAACACAGAGCGTCCGTTAGAGGGCATCACCCAAAAGCAACGGGTTCGTACCAGTAAAGCCGCAGATGTTATGAACATTGGCTCAGGTACACG